CTTTAGCTCTTTTAGCTGGTTCCATCTTGTCTTTAGTAACTTCAGGAGCAGCGTCTTTAACGAGCATCTCAGTCACAACATTGACTAAACCAGCTTTTCTTTTTTGAGTAAAAAACTCTTTAGCTTGTTCAAGTGTTGTAGGTAGTTTAGAGGACACTTTAGGACCAGACTGTAAGTTAGTATCTTTTGGTAGTAAACCTCTGTTAACGGCTTCCCTAGCGTCTTTAACATTAAGCCTAGGACCTTGCTCTGCTAATACTTTTACTTTAGCTTCTCTTTCTAGTTTAACTAAGTCCGATGCTGGTAAAGCTTTTAGTATTTCTAATATGTTCTTATTAAGAAACTGCTCATCAATAGCCTTTTCGGTACCCATAAGATCGGATACGGCTTTACGTAGTTTACTTTTTCTAGCTTCTTTATTTATAGCTGTCTTAACTTTTTTACCTGGTAGATCACTACTTAGTATTTCACCAGAAACTTCTTTAGCTAAATCGTATATAGCGTCATCCTGTTTAATGCCAAGAACTCTTCTGAGTTTAGACGTAGTTGATTTAACTTTAGTTTCGTCTATAGAAACTTCATCAGCTAGCTGAGTTGTAGCCTCTGGAGCGTCTAGTGATGTTTCTTGACTTGCCTTCTCACCTTCTTTAAACAATGCTTTTTTAGCGTCCATTTTACCAAAGTTAGTATTGGCAAATATAAATTCACCAAAACCTTCAACTCCAACTTTACCACCATCTTTTCTTGTAGCAGCAGGATCAAAATTTAACATTCTATCTTGTACAGATTCTATAGCTTTTTCAGCTTCTTGCTTACTCGTAGATCTAGATCTTATGTAGTTGTTTATAGCGCCACCTTCGTTTATCAATGAGTTAAATACATTGTTGAATACTTTAGGATTTTGAAACTCTTCTTTAGTTTTAACTTCCGCTGGAACAAGTTCGTTTATAGCTTCTAATACAGTTGATCTAGAATCTTTTGTAATCTGTTCGTCTGTTTGTGTTTTGTCATCAACTAGCTTATCTTCACTTGCCTTTCTAGTCTTTAACTTAGAAGACTCAAGAGTAATATCAAGCTGTTTAAATTTAAACTTAGACACGTTGTCTTGATAATTTCTTATAAAATCAAAAACATCTTTACCTGTTTCTAGTTTAACACCCCCAAACCCTAGTCCGTTTAAAAACTTTTTTGTACTATTTTTTATTTTGTCAGAAAAAGATTCATTTATTACTATTTTCTCCCTAGCCACTAAATCAGAAAAAACATTAAAATACTCTTCCAAAGCTCCTTCTCTTATGCTGCCATCTTCGTTAGTGTAATTCGCATCAATACGCTCTTGAACTCGTCTATGGATATCAGGTTGAGTTTCTTTTAAATATTCCTTGAAGCTCTCAACAAGTGGAGCTACCGACTCGTTATCTGTTTCAAAAGCATTATTCGTTATATAATGCAAGAGCTCATGACCTAAAACATTTGTCTGTCCGGTTTGCTCAGCAATTCTTTTATTTACATATACAGTAGTTTTACCATCTACTGTTCTTTCAAATATAGCATCTTGCTCTCCGTCAGCGTCTTCAAGGTAAACTATTTTTAAATCTTTCTTTTTTATTCCTTTAGCTTTTTCTTCTGCTTCAGCTATTAGTTCTCTGTTTTTTAAAACTTTAGCTATATCTTCTTCGATTTTAGCATCAAACAACTCGGTGCCTACTAAAGCTTCATTTTTTTTAGTAGCTATTTCAAGTTCTTTCTGAGCGTCTTCTTGCTGACCTTTTGTGTATCTTCTATTTCCTATTTCACCAAGAGCATTATCTATAGTGCTTAAGTTTTCAGCATATTGTATTTTTTCTTTTTTAGTTAGTCCTTCAAAAGAGTTGTACAGCTGCTGTTTTTTTGTTTTAATAATGTACTCAGTCTTTTTAATTTTTTTTCTAAATTTTTCTTTCTTACTTTCAGGAGCGTTATTTAAATTAAACTGAGCCTCAGCTAGCCTCATGCTTTGTTTAGCAAGATCTTGAGTCCATTTTTTTGGCGCAAGAAATTCTAAAGCCTGTTGCTTGCTGGCTATAGATTTAAACGCACCAGCTCCACCAATTGGAGCTGCTGACACCGCACCAACCAAACCTTCGTTTATAACATTTCTTACTGCAGATTTTAATCCTTGGTCGTCCTTATATACACCGTAGTCTATTAAAGCATCACCAATAACAGCTGAACCTTCTTCTATAAAATTAACAGCACCAGCTTTTGTCAACCCAAGACCAGCGTCTGCAGCTTTACCTAGATAAGTTTTTGTATATATATCTACAGCTTTTTTATAGTCACTTGGATTTATAAGTTTACCAAGTTTATTTCTTTTACCTAAAACTTTTCCAATACCAGAATAACCTCTCAACAACCCACCACCAATAAGATTAGTAGCAAACTCCACTCCTCCTTTTGCTAGTGAAGCTCCATAAATTTCAACTAAAGATTCTTCAGGTCTTTCCTTTAAAACTGTTGCAACCTCTTGACCAGTAACGGCAGCTCCTATCAAAGCGCTACCATAGGTGGGACTAGCTATGCTTAAGGCTAAATAAGGTGCAGCGCTAAAGCCTTGATTAGCAGCTAATTCAGCTGCATCAGCATAATTTCCTTGTTGTATAAGTCCATATAAATCTTGTTCATTACCCTCTGCGTCGTACTTTTTTAAAGTGTATTCTCTAAGTAAATTTGTAACATCTTCAATTGCTGAATAGTTTTCAATGCTAGCATTAACTTCTTTTCTCAATGTAGTGTCATATCCTAAAGCTTTTCCTATAGCGTAATTCATTGGAGCCACACCATATTTATCACCCACTTCTAAAAGCCCTTTGAATATGTCTACTGTAGTAGCAGCAAAGCCAGCTCCGGCGGTTATAACTGTTTCTGGAAGTTTAGAAGCTTTAGACAACTCTGATATAGCAATTTGAGAATCTCTAGCTTGTTTTTGTTTTGTTTTATCTTCACCAGTTACAATAACCTCTTCTAATTGCAAAGGTTCTAAAGTTCCTCCAGCTGTTTGTCTTAACTCTGCTCCTCCTTCTTTAGTGAATTCAGTGCCTTTTTTGTAAAAATCTTCATACGGTTCTATATCTGTGTACGCCAAAGAACCATCTGCCGATGGCGATTCCGTATCGGACACTTTGGTTACATCCACAGTCGTGTCCGTTTCTGTGGTTGGTTTCTTTCCCTTTAGTTCAGTGGTTTCCACCACCGCCTCGTCTTTAACTTCAAATTCTGGATCTTCTTGTATATCTGGATTAGCTTCTAAAAAAGTTTGAAGATCTCTACCCGTTTCTTCAGCAAATTTCTTTGCTTGATCTTCAGTTAGTTTTTTACCGTTGAATATATACATACTAGTTAAATTGATCTACTGTTAATTCTTCTTCTACTACTTCTGTTGACTCAGGTTGTACTTCTTCTTTAACTACTTCTGTAGTCGCGCCAACTGCTACCGTAGGTAATAATGGTTTTAAACTTTCAAACATAAGCTTTTGAAACTCAACTTGTTGCTCTTCGTCTACGTTATTACCGTTAGGAGCTACTGTAAACCTTAAATCTTCAGGCATGCCGAAGTTATTTCTCCACACTCTATTAGCCTCAGTGTATACAGCTAACAAGGCTTCTGCTTTAGCTGAAGATCTAAATTTAGTGTCATTAAGAATTTTAGCCATATTAGCTGGCGTGAATTCAGTTTGACTTTTACCATCTTTACTTATTTCAACATATTTTCTGTCAAGCAGCAAGTAAGCATCGTTGTATTGAAGACTCTTGTCTAGTATAGAAGTAGGTTCTCCATTGACGTCTAAAGCGCTAGGCTCTTGAAGCATTTTTATATTATCACCTCTTAAATCTAAAACTAAACCAGGATCATAAGACAACCATTGTACAGCTGGTTTTTCCACTGTTTTTCCGTTTAATATACTACCTGTATATCTTAACCTTATATCTCCATCTTCTCCAGCGTAATACTCTTCTTTAGCATCATCTCCAGCTAAACCGCTTCTAATGCTCATGGTTTTACACCATTCTAAAGTATCTAAACCTACTAGAGCCATACCTCCTGGCTGTCCAGGATTTTTAGAATCTTCAAATCCAAAGTATTCTGACATAAACATCGCATCAGTTTCTTTTCCTAACTCTATTACAGCATAAAGCTCTTCAAGTGAATTAGATAATTTTTTTAAGGTAACACCAGCGTCTCTTCTTTGCTCTCTGTTTTTAGCGTTTTCAACTAAGGAATTAGTATTGTAAATTCCCCATATCAAACTATTCCCAAACTCACTTAAAGATGGGTTTCTAATTCCGCTTTTCTTAATGTTATTTATTGCAGATTCAGAATCGTCATACACTCTAGCAGACACGTCTCGCTGAACTTTAGCAGCTTCTTTTTGAGAAGAAGACATAGATTTGTAAGCATCAGTAATAGACTTAGATGTTGTTTCTTCTAAATCTGTGATGTACTTACTCCAAAAGCTGTTAGCTTCCTTGTTTATTTTATTAAAATTATCTGACATATTTTATTATTTTTTTGCCATTGCAAAAGCAGATACACCGTCTCCAACGGCTGATATACCTGATTGTATAGCTTGAGATTTAGCTGTTGCGGCGCTAGACTCCGCTTGAGCTGCACCGGTTATTTGAGCTTGTTTTCTAGACATCATTTGTTCATCTCTAGACTCCTGCGTTTCAAATTTATATATTTCACCTTGAACATCAGCTCGTCTCTGGTAGTCAGCTTCAGATATTAAAGTTGTTTGAACTCTTTTAGCTTCATCTAGTTGTACTCTTTGCAGTCTTTCTTCTCCAGACGCACGCATTTGATTGTTTTGAGCTTCTTGCTGCTGTATACTTGCTGATACGCCTTTCTTGCTTTCTAAAGCCATTCTAGCTAAAGCGGTTGCTCCACCGGCACTAGCGCCAGTAGCTCTTAAAGTGTCTAAAGTATTAGCTAAAGCTATGTCAGCTTCTTCTATCTGCATTTCAGCCGCTCCAGTAGCTACAGTTAAATTAGCGAAAGGATTAGAAGATATACTACTTAAATCAGATACCATTTCAGATAAATCTGAAACATCTTCATAAGGATTTATAACGGTTTGTCTTTTTCTTTCTAATGTTTCAAGCTGGTTTGTGAGTTTTCTTTTTTCTTCTCTAGCTCTTTTTTCTCTCTTGCTAGCCGCGCTTGCTCCAAATATAGAAGCCCCAATACTAACAGCTGTACTTATACCTATAGCTATAGGCATTGCTCCTTGTTGTCTTTCTACTATAAGGTTATTCAATACAACTTGAGTCGACTCCATACAAAGAGAATCGATCAAAGTTGTTATTTCATTTATTATTAACATATTCCGTGTATTTTTCTTTATTAATGCAGCAATTGTAATCCTGTAATAGGTCTATATCTTTTATATCTTTTGGGTTTTTAAATACATTTTGAAAGACTGATTCTTCATGAGCGTATATAACTCTTTGTATGCCTGACTTTGAAAAACCTAAATAAGGAGCTTCATAGTCTTGCTCTCCGTCTTCACTTACAACGGTTACGTATCCTTTTAACAAAAACCAAGCGTGATCTCTTTTATGCACAGCGCCTATAACTACAGCTTCTGCTTTCATAGTCATTTGTCTTAAATATATTCCAGGAGCAAAATCATGTTTGAAGGTAACCCACTCGCTATCTTGTTTGCAGATATTGCCATCGTTATGTATTAACAAATCATTAGATTCGTTTTTAATGATATTGTTGACTAGAGTTGAGACTTTATTATTGAAGCTTTTAGTTAAAATGTTTTTTTTAAATTTAATTAACGTATTCATTTAATTTAATATGATGATTCTACGTAATTAGAAGAAACGGCAAACAATTCTTTCATGCCTCCTGGATCTGTAACTGAATCAGTAGATATCGTTACTGTTGCAAAGTACCCTTTTATACCTGTCATAGAATTACCCCAAACAACTTCACCTGCAGCTGCTGGACTGTTATTTATAAGGTTAGCCATGTATTTGTTTTCTTTTCTATCAAACCCAGCGTGATTTATAGGTGGTGTCATTTGAGCCGGATATTGATTTCCAAGGTCATCGTAAGAACCTTGATTGTAACTATATACTTTTATAGGAAGAGGCTCTATATCTCCGTTAACAAGAGAGTTAGATCCTGTTATATCTCTAGTTTGACTAGCACTGCTTAGTAGGTTTGGAGTATTTATACCTGTTATGTCAGAAGCAAATAAATCAACTTGCCATCCGTTGCCACCTTCATAATTAATCGTTTTAAACACTTTAGACATACTAACCTTAGGGTTGAATATGAAAGTTACACTTGACTTGTATTTAGTTCCATAGAACTCAGCTCTATCAGCCGACGGATCATAATGCATGTAAAGTTTACCATCTTTAAGTGTATAATAGTTGTTTTTCAAACTAACACCTTGATCTGGCTTATAACTAAAGAAGCTAGGAAATCCGTTTATACTATCGTCAAAAGCTAGTGTTGAGTATTTTGAATCTTCAGGAGGTTGAGTAGATACTACATATTGTTTGTTATGCACGTCCCAAGCTCCTATAATTTTACCTTCTGCTTGAGAAGTGTTTACAGTGGCAAAAGTGTCTCTAAAGTAATCAGTCATACCATAATTAGATATTTCCGTTAAACCATCTCTAGATAGCCTTAAAACAACGCCTCTGTCTTTGTCTGTAAAGTACTTTCTAAACCCGTAAATGGCAAAACTCTCTGGGTTTCTACTTATGCCGTATGTGCCACCTAAAGGTCTTATTGCTCCAATTACTAAATTAGAAGACGTAACAGTTCCGCCTCCTTCAGCAGAATATATAGCATCTTTATCTATTAAGGCTTGACTAACTTTAGACTCTTGAAATATAATTAAGTTAGTATCTTCAGCGTATAGCCTCTGTATAGAACCATTAGCAGGATCTACACTTTTGACTATGTCATCACCTATTGAGAATACATTAGTATTATTAACGCCTGTTCTAGAATTAAATATACCTGAATATATCATTGAGTTGATTCTAAAAGTGGCATTTGGTTCATTTTCAACTAAATAAGCTTTAACTCCGGGTTCTATAGACGTGTTGTTATATCCTCCTCTTATTCTAGCTTCTTCCACGGCCCAATTGCTGGTATTAACAACAGCGGGATCAGGCACATAATTATCGTTATCAAAGGTGTTGTCACCTCTAGATCCGTTCCACATAGGTAGCAAAACACCATCAGGTCCATCAGCTGTTCCGTTGACTTTTTTAAGTACGAAACTGTTAAAATATTTAACTTCTATTACTCCCATATTATATTATCACTTATTATTACTATACATTACACTAAAATCATGTAAAGTTAGCTGTTATAGGTACGGACGTTCCTTTTATTTTTTTAGCGTTTGAATCAAATTGAGCTACAAATCTTCTTAAAGCTTTAGGAACACTCGTAGTACCAGCAGGATCATAGTTGTTAGCTATTTCGTCTTGCCCGTATATCCATGAGTTTTCAGTACCGTTTTCATATACAAACTCAGCTTCGGTAGATGTGCTAGGGCTGTAACAGTAATATCCTGCTGCAAGATTAGTTATAGGTGTAACTAACGTTGAATCGGTGTAAAATTGAGTAACATATCCCATTGCCCATTCTCTTGCCCAAACGGTTACGTTTAGAGTTTTAAAAGATGCATCAATTGCACTTACGGATGGCGTAGTTGCTATTAAATAAGGATAAGAAGTTCTTGAGCCGGTAGTGCCTTGAGGATAGTAAAAATCACCATAAGCTAATTTTATTTTTAAATTTTGACTAGTACGAAAACTACCTCCTGATTTAAAAGGAGTAGTTGAGTTGTTCCAGTTGCTTGCAGGAGTAGGAACTACAGCAAAATTACCCGCGTAGCTAGCTGATTGAGGATATCTAATAACTAACCTGTATTCTCCAAATTTATCAGGAGTTTCTTCGTAGCCTTGATCTTTACCAAAAACAAAAATCTTACTTAAAACAGATGTTGTTTGTTGTTGGGTATTTTGTGGCATGAAATCGTTGTAAGATGTAGCAATATCAATGCGCTCTCCAACTGTAGCCACATGACCTTCATCGGCATCATTTAAAAAACCTATGTCGTAAAAAGTAGAGCCCGGAGCCACAGAAGCACCGTTATTATCTTTATTGTAGTTTTTTTGCCATCCTCCGTAATTGATATTTTCTCCTTCTACATCAACAGCTGTGATCCAATTAGCTGAACCTACTGGTCTATACTGTAGGTAAGTAGGCCAACCTACGCCAAGCTGATCATTCGGAATGCTTGTTACTCCATTATTTGGAAACATTTTAAAGCTATAGTCAACTCTAATGTAAGCTGTCCCTTTGTCTAATGTATTATTAGAGTCAAAATCAGGCACTGTTGAATTTGGCTGAAAAGATAGCGGCTTCCTGTTAACGTTGATCCAAGCATATTCATTTCCTTGCGCATCTAAAAGGCCTGAGCCAGAGTAATCCAATATTTCCCTAGAGCTAGATTGTAATCCAGTATCAGAAAGCTCTAACCCAGGGTATGGAGCTCTACCAAGTGCATCTGTGTTTTTTACTTCCACAGGCACGTCGTCACCTCCAATTAAAGTAGAACTACTATAGTCAGCTCCCCAATAAAACCCTGTAGACGTAAGACCGTCACCTATATCTGCTGGAGTTGGTATGTTACCAAACTTAGCACTAGCTTCTTCTTGACCAAAAACAGCTGTCATGTTTCTAGTGTCTACATCTCCACCTGAGTCAATAACCTCAACTGAAAACGTATAAGTGCCTTTAGCTGTGAGAGGAGCTCTAACTTCACCATTACTATTTATAGTTAATTCTGGTATTACGCTTGAAGGTGCTGGAATTTGGTTTGATATGGTCCACGAAAGATCATCTTGGTTAGTAAATTCAGTATTCGAACCAGTAGGCTCGTAACCGTTAACAGCTGTAAAAGTAGCTATTGGCTGCGTTTCTAATCTGTCAGCTGTTAGCGTAGGTAAAGGATTAGAAGGTGCGCTAGTATTTATAGTAGGAGCCACGTTAGCTATTTCTAAAAACAAAGTACTAGTAGTTGTTCCAGAAGCAGCTTGTGAAGGATTAACGTTAGCTTGAGCGCTTGTTTCAAATGTAAATTTAAATGTATTACTACCCTCTAAAGGTCTATGGTATATAGACTGATTAACCGTCAACGTGTATTGATCAAAGGGCTCCACTGCTGTGATGTCGTCTTTATCTATTTTACCGAAAGTCCACAATGAACTAGCATCTTCTCCTGTTAAAACCCTTTCTACAGCAATTAAATTAACCGTACTATTGACAATAGGTATACTACTTATTCCTAAATTAATAATAGGGTTAAAAGTTTGAATTCTAAGTCCAGATGGTGTTCCTTCGTTTTGAGCAGAATCTTTCCAACCGCTAAAACCGTCAGGAGATTCGTCTTGACCAGCGACAGCATTAAGATCTTCTACTAATCCAGTAGTCGATGTCTCATAGTATATATCTAATAAAGAAACTCTAGGATTTGTTTCAAAAACACCTAAAAGTATTCTATAAGGGTCTTTATAGTCAAGAGCCTGAAGAGATCCTATTGGATTTCCTGGGTTGTTACCTTGAGCTAGTCTAGCTAGATAAGGATCACTATCTTGCTCGTATACAGTAGAATAAGGCGGTCCAATTGAAGGGTTGGTTCCGGTGTCATCTTTAAACATATCATCTTGACTAGCTATAGTAGAAACCGTTTGTGGATTCGTTATAGGGTAGTATGGTATGTTTATGTCTGTAGAGCCAGTTGCTAAGATTACGGGCGGAGGCGTTACTCTTCCGTATAGCTTTACGTCACTTCTAAACTGATTTTGATTTCCGCTAATTTCATTTAAATCTCTTGGCACTTTATTTATATTATCACCAAGCAGCGTTATAAAAGCAACACTGTCTTCTGGAGAAGGTATGTTAGTGGCTCCGCTACCATGGTCCGGATAACCATTTAATATTCCAGGCGCATATACATTGTAATATTCTAATTCAGTTTGTTTTACTACGATTTTATAAGAATACCAACCTAAAGGATTGTAATTGCTACTAGCTGAATCTCCGTTGTATATACCATTCCATCCGGAGCTATCGCCTGTTAAGGCATCTGGTAGTCGAGCGCTGTTAGTAGGCACGGGAGGCGTGTTTACGGAAACTTTTAAAGAATCTCCACTCCAAGTGTTTATATTATTATCAGCTCCAGGGTCACTAGTGTATGGATGATAAAAAGTAGAACCGCCAAAAGTAATTCCATCTTGTGTTTTACTTGATGGTTTTACTTTAGACAATATAGTGCTAGACTGTCTACCATATCTATCAGATAAAATAAAACCTAATTGATAACTTCTATTTTGTTTAACGTTATGCTGAGGATACTCTACAGAGCTAGTAGTTTGTGAAGCTACTAAACCTGATTCTGAATAAGGTGATTTTTGATTAACAACAACGTCGTAGTCGAATAAAGCAGGTGGAGTGTGTTTATCTTGAAAATTACTATAAACAACTCTATTTGATATTATTTCTTGACCAAAAGCTCTAACTGGAGTTTTATCGTAAACTCTAATTATTTCGCTTTCTGGTAATGTTTTATATGGTTTTCTTGACTGATAGCTGTATACGTATTGATTACTTGTATCTGGATTACCGTCTTTTGTTTGAAAATCTTGATAACCTATTGTATCTAAAACTTTAACAGCTAAAGAATCAGACTCTTTAAATAGTATCTCTATTTCAGTTACACCTACCTCTTGTCTTATAGTGCTTGGAGATAAATCTATGTCTCCAGTTGAGTTCTTACCTAGAGGTATATATAGTCCAACGTTATTGACTTTGTTTTCCATAAACCCAACAATGCCACTAACTATAGCTTTTTCTTCATCACCCACTAAAAAGTAACCATCTTTTTTAGGTATAAAAGCTTCTTGAGTGAAAGGAGCCATGATTGACTTTTCACCATCCTCAAATGTGAATCTATAACTAAAAGAAACAAATTTATCTTCTAAGTATATAGGATCACCAGGCCAGCTACCGCCAGCTTCAACAGGAACTCCTAGTGGCTTGTCGTAAAAAGGGTTTTGAGAAAACACTAACACGGTGTTATCTGTTAAGGTTACTGTATTGTTTAACGTTACGTTTCCACCGAGGCTAGGAATAACATTAGGCGTCCAACTAACTACTTTAGTACCACTTGCGATACCATCACCCGTTACGCTGACTTCAGCTAGAGGCACATTTCCAATTATGTTGTTTATAGCTATTATATTGCCAGTAACTCCAGCTGGTTCGTTTACAAGAGCTTGACCGCCGTTTGGAAGATAAGGAGTAACTACGTCTTGCATAGAGCTATACGGAGTACCACCATCAACATAATAAAGATCTATAGTTTCATAAGGATTATACTTAGCTACTGATATAGTGTCTTCGTTTATGTATGATTCGTAACCTCTGTCTATGTTTATCTTTCTAGGTTGATTTCTATTATCAGTCCAAAACAGTAAGTTTTCTAATAAGTTTATACCATATATAGGGTATTGTTGGCTAAAGTTTAAAAAAGCTCCTTCAGCTAATTTAACTACAGATTTAGTAACCCCGTTGTAAGAGTATATAAAGTTTTTAGCGTCAGAAGAGTAATTAATGGTGGCAGCAGTTTCGCCAGTACCACTAACTCTAGGAAGGCTTTGATCTGTTAAAAATACAAATACACTAGAAGTTCCCTCATTAGCGTATGCACCTATAGATTTTAAAGTTCCAGTCGCTAGTCCAGACAAAACACTAAAATCTACATCAACATTAGTATTAAGTTTAGCTATTGAGTTTCCAGGAGCGTTTTCTAAAGCACCTACGTCTTCGCCTTCTGATTTACTAACTTGTACGTTTTGTCCATCACGATATTCACCTGAAGGTAGTAACCTACTATCAAGATCTTTATTCATTTTAGACTTTATAAAAGCATTTTTAACTTCTGCCATTTAGTTTAGTATTTTATCCATTTAGATTTACCTCTAGCTATCTGCACGAATTCATTTAATTTTATATTTGACAATCTAATCTTAGCGTTTCTAAGCTTAGCGCTTCTTTCTCTTTTTAATCTTTGAATAACGTATTCAGGTTGATTAATTCTGGTGGATAATATTGCATGGCTGATGTGAGCATATAACGCTTCCTCTGCTAGCTTAGGTATCTTCATATCAGCATCGTAACCTAATCCGTCTGATATATATTCTAATATTATTAGCCTATCTGCTAAGTCGCTAGAAAAAGACATCTTGCCACTTCTTTCGTTTATAGTAAACCAACCGTTAACTTGAGCTGTTTCTGGTTGTAGACCATATCTTTGGCCTATAAGGTTGTTGCCGGTCATACTACCATAACCCAAGCCTTCTGATAACAGTAAACCCGTTTCGTTGCTTTGAGCTCTGTTAGCTTCATCTAAGTTGTTTGAATTCCATCTAGTTTCTGTTAAAGAAGAAAACTCTAAATTTTGATCGTCATTACCCTGCATCGCTATACCTTCGTTATCTTGAGCTGGCACGTTGTATGGGTTGCTAGTAAGAGTGGTTGGGTATATTATGTGTTTAACACCTTGAGAATCAATCCAAGACATGTTAACATAATTAACGTAATCTTGAGGGATAGGCACACTTAAGTTGGCTGGTATATTTAACTCTTGAGATCTTATGCTTTTTAAAGTGTCATAGCTAAATTCTTGTAATCCTCTTTTAGCAAAAAACATTACGTCTGTTGTTTTAGCGCTAGGTATTAACTTTCCAGCTCCAACGTAACCTATCATGAAATTAGTTATAACGTCTTCTAATGACGTGTAAGCATATCCGCCGTAGTTATCTTCCACGGTAGTTCCAAATGCATCTCTATCTCCGTACTGACCTCCAAATTGACTTAACAACTGAACTACAAAAGATTCAGTTCCAATAGGTGGTATAGCTGCTAAAGTTATAACATTATCTTCAACGGTGTATGCATTTATGTATTCTTGATATTGATTAGCTAATCCGTTAGGGCTTACGTATAATCTAAAGTTATTTAAATTATAAGTGTCCGTATTAGGATCATAATTACCAAACGTTAAGTCTGTATCGAAAGTAGTTGTTAGTTTAGTACTAACTATAGGCGCTTCAAAGGTTTGAGAACCAGAGTAATATTGCGCATTAGTTTCTGTTATTAAACCATTATTAGGTGTAGCCATTGTTTAACTTTTTTATTTATGAGACTTCTTTCTGCGCGTCGGCTTGTACTAAAGCTGCGGCAGTCTGTACAATTTCGTTATCTCTTATTATTATACCAGCGTACAATAGTATCTTAAGTATGACTTCAGTTTGCTCTGATTCGTGAAGTTCAAAATCTACAGAAGCTAAATCATTATATTCGTACTGACCCAAACTACCTAATCTAATAACCCAATTTACATCTACAGGTTTACGCACGTAATCAACTGTTATTTTTGAAACTATAGAAGTTGGTTTTATGAATAGCTTTTGATTTTCATAAAGATAAGCTGGATTTATTGTACTTGGTTTAGTTAATCTAGACTGATTAGCGTAATAGAATTCACGTCTGTCGAGCCTTTGAACAACCTTTTCATCGTTATAAAGCACATTACCTAATCTATAAAAATCAACAAGAACATTATAAACATCTGATGTAGGCAATTCAAAATATGAGAGGCTGCCAGCAGTTTTATATGTTGCGTTGCCGAATGTTTTAAATATAGCTATTTTTTCGTCAATATTTTCTTGTCTATCAGCATAATCGGTATCCGCTTGAGGTATACGTAGTTGCTTATTAAGATCATCAAAATAATCTTCAAATATTTCTAACTGAACTTGAGTTGCTACTTTATTGAACTCGGTTGGCGTCATGTAACCACGTTGTTCTTTATTAAGTATCATTAAGACAGTTTGATATACTGTATTTACTTTTATAGCCATTTGTTATTATTATTAAAATAAAGGAGGCGTTTGCCTCCCTTATAGTATTACATGTTAAGAGAACTTTTTCTCTATAGACTGAAAGACTTGAATGCCTTCGTCTGTCTTGAAGAAAGATGCCATAGCTGAGTATGGGTTTTCGTCAAAAGGCACTGTCATTAGTTTTCTGCCGTTAGAAGCCCAAGTAAATGTTCTTTGGTCATCAGCTAGTTTAATTATCTTAGCTTCAGTCGCTCTAATTGCAAAATTTCTTAATTGTACGTTATCATCATTAGCTAGTGTAATAAAGAGTTTAGGGTTATGCTTAGCGAATAACAATAAATCTCTTTTAAGCTCCTTAGAACTCATGTCAGACACTTTAGATCCAATCTCAACTCTCATTATAGCTTCAGCTTGATCTACATCAATGTTCTGAGCTAGGTTTAATGCTTCGATTTCTAATTCTAAATCTAAAAGTTCATCTTTAGCTTCTTCCACTACGTCTAATTCAGAGTATATAACTCCTTTTAGTGGGTGATATAACGATAATATTTTTTGAAGAACTTGGTTCTTTTTTGGAACAAACAAGCTTCCTTCTTTAAAAACAATATGCCCTAATGTTGCTTCTCCACCTTGCTCTTCTTTGAAGGGTGAGTTTTGATTAGTTGCATATCTTATTTCACGCTGCGTATTATTACTTTCATCGTAATGCAACAGAGCATGTCTCGTGTTGTGTCTTGATGGAATTTTTAATGTCAACGGTTTATTGTTCCCGGTTAGTAGATATGTTCTATCTTTAACTTCCCAAGATACATCTTGAATTACTTCTTTTTTAGCCATAATATAATAAAATTTAATAGTTTAATAAAGGTAAGAATTACCCCCGTAGATTCAACGAGGGTAAGTCTACCAATTTGTTTATGCTCCTTTGAACAATACAAAGTTGTTAGCAGCTTGAACTACTAAACATCTTTCAGATAAGAAGTTAACGTCCATTGCATCTAAACTAGAAGTGAAAGCACCACCAGCAGATCCAGTTAACCAAGACTTCATACGACGATCTTCTGTTTGAGAAGCTCTGTATCGCACGTGTAAGAATGGTCGACGGATGTTAGTTCCTAAAATTTGATCGTAAACAGTAGAAGTTCCAGCTGGTACTAATACTCCTTCAATAGAAGAGATTCCAGTTGTTGCTCCACGAGTTGACGCATCATTTAGATATTTCCAGTCTGTTTTATAGAAATCGTAAGATCCTCTACGGAAACCGCTAAACCCTAGGTTTAATGCCATTTCTTCAGAGTTTTCAAACAATCCAAAAGCAGTACCTCCGTTAGCTCCTGCGGAAACACCAGCTAGCATATCATCAATTTCTAATGAAGTTGTACGATCTAAGAAAAGCATGTTCTCTTCAATTGCTCCTTGAGTATCTAAATTTTTCAAGATATTATCAAAGTCAGTTAAGTTAGCTCCACTAAACGCTGTTTCAACGTTACCTCTAGCTTCTACAGCAGCAAATAAACCTTGCGTACCTTTAAATCCTCCAGCTAAAGCTCCAGATCCTGCAGCAGCAAGTTCTCCTTCAACTACACTCATTTCTAAGTAGTCTTCAAAACGTAAACGAGTTTCAGATTCTGCTTTTAAATACCATAAGTATCCAGAAGTTCCGTCTTCAGTTGCAACTTCAACCCAACCGATTTGAGCCATGTCAGATCCATTGATAGTGTAATTGCTACGAATAATAATTGGTGAATTGCTAAATTGAGTAAACGTAGGGTCGATACTAACATTAGTAGTTCCTGTGATTGCTCCAGCAGCTCCGTCCCAGTTAGTTGTTTGAGATCCTTTGTTAAATTCAGAACCGTATACAAATATCTTAATTCCAGTCGCAGCAAGCGCAGCGGTAGTAGCAGCAGTATAAGGAGCTACGATTAAAGCGCCAGTTCCTGGGTTTGAAGATGTAACTACAGCTTTCAACTCAACACCAGCGGCGTCCATAAGAACGATAGTTTGGCCAGGAGAAATAACATTTACGATACCAGCTGCTACTGGAATTCCAATTCCGTTTGCGTCATCATTGGTACATCCGTCGTAAGCAACGTGTAATCTGTTTTGTTCTGACCAAATAACTTGATCCGACGTCATTGGCATTTCAGCTCCAACCATACGTAAGAATCCAGATAGTGTTCTGTTTCCATAACGCTCTACTTCTTGTTCGTAGATTTCAGGTAGATACTGCTGAGCAAAGTCAGACGTACTATTGTTGAACTGTAAGTAGTTCGATTGTAATAATTGTTGTGACTGCGATGGTACAATCGAGCCAAATGTTGGGTTTAATGTTCCCATAATTTTTAATTTTAATTGTTAAATTTTCTTGTTTTAATTTTAAGTTTTGAAGAGTCTTGCCCGCTAATAGCTTTTACTTTAAATCCATTTACAAATACATTACCATCTTGTGTTTTTCTAGGTTCTGTAGTTATGTTCTTGTCCTTAGCAATCTGTCCTTTTATGGCGTCTGTTTTTCCTTGCTCATAAAAGTGTTGTGCAATAGTGTCTGCGTTTCGCGCTGCGTACAAAGCTTTGTGATAACCTTTTGTATCGACGACTTCTCCTTTATCATTCAAGAACGTCTTGATGAACGTGGAAATGTCTTTTTGATTATCTGCAACCTTAACTGGATCTTTAACGCCATATCTAAACTTTTTCTCTCCAACTTTAAAATCAAAACCTTTGAAATCGTTGTTAAGAAGCTCGTCCGTTTGGCTAATAAATCTGTCTTGGTTAACTTTGGTAGCTGCCTGCTCCTCGTTGTATCGGTTGAAAAAGTCAGTAGCTTCTTGTTGCTCTTGATTAACTCCAGGTCTCAACTTGATCTCTGCGTAGTATTTATCTTTAAGCGAATCCAAATAGCTTTTGGCTTTTGCAACTTCTTCTTTATATGCAAGTTTTTTCTTTCGAATATCCCTTGCTTCGTCTAAATCCTCATCAAAACTAAAAGAGTCTTCAATAACGAAGTCAATCTCTTCTGAGTCTAAATGTGGTTTAGCTTGTTTGTAATATTCTTTTAATAATGCTCCTCCGTCAACGTCGCTATAATCAGCGTTAAGCCTAGCATAGTCGTCAATAGTTCCACCAGTTTCTTTCATAAACTCAATAAGTTTATCTACATTTTCTGGGTAGTCTTGTGTTTGAGCTTGCGGTAGTACTTCTTTTTGTTCCTGTGAGGTGTTGGGACTTTCAGTGCCTCCAACCATTGTGATCTCTTCAGAGTTATCATTTTCATCTTCTACTAATTCTAAAGGTGATTCTACTTTTTCTTTGAGATCAATTTTAGTAACTTCACCGGAGTTGTCCCGTACTTCTTTTTCCACTTCTGGTAAATCTCTGGCTTGTTTATCATTAACCACTGTTTCTGTTTCTCCGACTTGAATGGCATCTTCTTCTGTTTTTTTACTTAAATCTATTTTAGTAACCTCAGGAACTGTGTTACCTTGACCTTTGATTTTTGGAGTCTTCTTTTTGAACTTAAATTCTCCTTCTGATTTTACTTCTTTTGTTTCTGACATAATATAATATAATAAAAATTAATAATTCCCTATCTTGGGGTAAACTGCTCTAATCCAAATCCATCTAAGTTGTCATTACCTGATGATTCGAAGTTCTTAGGCAGTAGATCGTTTTGTCTTTGATCTATAAGTTCACTCTGTTGAGTGCCTTGCATTTGTAGTCTTTTGTCTTTTCTGTCCTCTATTTGAGCTTCTTTTTGAGAATTAGCTTTAGCATGCATTTCTGCTAGTTTCATTTGATATGAAAACTCTTCAGCCATTAGACCTCTTTTTATTTCAGCCTCTTGCTCCATGCGTTGTATTTCAAACTGAGACTTAGCTTGCTCTATTTGAACAGTTGTCTGAGCTAATGCTTGTTGCTTTTGTACTTCAGCCTCAGCAGCTTTTTCAGCGGATTCACTATTAGCTTGAGCTTGAGCTTGAATGTTTTGCATTTGAGCAGCTCTTTCAGCTTCTTGATTTTCAGTTTGTCTAAACTTTAAGTATGTATTAGCAAGCTTTATGTTTCGTATCTCTCTTATATCTATAGCATCTGAAAGTTTTATAGCTCCAGATTGTAATGCTATTTGTATACTCTTTTCTAATTGAGCTTTATCTTCTTCATCTGGTTCTAAATCTAAGAATATACCAAAGTCATGTAAGTGTAGATCGTCTATCTCGCTTAACGTTGCTACATTGAAAGCGTTTATACTATTAAGTAAAGATGCTTTTGTTAACGGAAACTGCAATACATCAGCCACTCTTAGACTTATATTTTCACATGTTCTAATTGTTATGTACATTAGAGACTGTAATATGTGTCTTGTAGCTGTGTTAGAATTAGCTGCCGCTAGTTTCTGTAAACCTACTAAAGCGTTTTTATCTGGAGAACTTCCATCTCTAGCTTCATTTAATCCAGTTACATCTCTAATCATTTGCAAGTAATACTGATACGTCTGTATCATTGCTTGTATTTTAGATATACCAGAAGAACTCTGAAGTTCTTGAATCGGTACTTTACCACGATTGATTTCACCGTCTTGAGTTAATGATCTACCTACTATCGTTCCAGTTTGGAAGTACATATTTAATGCTTCTGCTGGATTATAGTTTGTTCCATTGCCTAAATCAACTTCAGCTAACCCGTCTACGTCTACGTAAACTCCATCAGGAACCATACGAGCTAAGACTTGCTGTAGTTTTAAATGCGTTAACTGAATCATGTCGGCAAAGCCTGTTGTTCTACTAACTATAGACTCTATACGTCCTTGATACATTCTAGGAGCTGATATACAGTAATTCATATTAACCTTAGTAGTGTCAGCGTAAGGTCTTGTCATGTTCTCAGCTAACTTCCACTCTAGCATAGTATCTCCCATACCTAGAACTTTCGCTCCTGTATATAATACTTCAATAGATCTAAACGCTCTTTCAAAGTTATCACTTGGAGGAGGATTGAACGTATCTTGCTTTTCTAATGTTTTTTCTAAACCTTGTTCAGTTTGCTTTATTTTAAATACTTGATCTTGATATGTTTTATATTCAAAAAACAAAACTTGATGTTTCTCCGTATCGCTATTTACCTGCCAATCGCTTTGAGCGTAATTTTGTCTACCTGGATACTTCTGTATAGTCTCTAACTCTTCGTTAGTTAGATTAGGAAATAATCTTTTTATTTCAGGTAAAGTTAAAGCTTTAATTTCTCCAACATAGTATATGTCTTCAAAATTAGGATCATCTGTAGCTGAATAAACTAAATTAGCTGGATCTACATAATGAGTTGTTATGCCTTCAGAAAGATTAAAGCTAGTTTTACTAGCTGCAATACCTAAAACGGTAAGATCATAAGCTAGTCTTTTTTTAGTTTCATCAAATTTATTATACTTAAGCACGTTGCCAACTACCTCTTCTTCAGCTATCTCTACACTTAATTTGTAGTTTAGCTGTAGCATTAGGTCTAATTCGTTCTTATCTCTAGGTATATTTTCTGGATCAGTAGAAGCATAGAAGTTTTGACCAGTGGCTTGAGATAATCTATCTATAGCTTGCTTGTTTTCTATGTCTCTTAAGGCGTTAGCAGCGAAATCAGTACGTTGTTTTAAAGCAAATGGGTCTGAAGCAAAAGCTTTCATTTCATAACCTTTCTCAGTCATACCATTAACTACTATATCTACAAATTTAGAAAGAACTGGTATTGGCTTCCAGTCTAAATTCAGATAAGACAAATCACCATTATTAGATAATTCATCTTTATATTTCTGTACAGGCTGTTCACCTCTAGCGTATAATCTTAGTCTATTGAAGTTCTGGAAATTATAGGAAAACCTATCTTGACCACTGTTATTTCTAAACCATTCTTGTTCAATAGCGTTTCCAACAGCTAAACCATATTCAAATGATTTCTTTTCTTCTTCAGGTACCACCTGATCTGGAAAGATGCTATTATTAGTATTGTAGACCATTTATTATATTATTTTTGAATTTTGACCTGAATTGTTATATTTTCTAAAACCTAAAGATACTTTAGATATTATTCTTTGCGCAACAGGCGTGTATCTATGTTTATTACAAGCCATCATAGCTAAACCAGAGCTTATAGATGCATCGTGTTTAGTTCTATTGTTTATATTAAATTTTGCCCAATCTTCTAAAGTTCTTTGAAAGTACATATTACCATAACCTTCGTTTAGTAAACCAATGTGGTTTTCTATATAATCCTCTATAGCTGCCGCGTGAGCTTGCTTTATGTCTTCACTTGAATTAGGTATTCCACCTATTTCTTTTTCTGTTACAGATAATTTATGCATAACCTTGTCAGGTCTATTCATAGAGTAACCTCTGTAACCTCTTCTTTTCATATAATATAAGAGTCTTGGCTTGTTGTTCTCTGCTAGTATAGGCATACCATAAAAAACCAAAGCCATTAAAACATCTTCAAAAAATATATCAGCCGTCTGTGGTCTAGCTATATATTCTAAAAAAAATAAGTTAGGCGGTACGTCTTCCATTGAAAACTTAGTTAAACCGTGTAAAGATCCTTTAGAGCCTTTACCGTCTACAGTACCAGATATATCGTAACTATCACAACCGAAAGCACCGCAGTGTTCATTTCCCGGGTATTTTATATTATTCTTTATATTGTATCTATTCTGTAATCCAATTGGAGGAACCCAACTAACAAAGAATCTACCGTTTTTATTAGGTACGAACAGTACTCTAGTATCTTTAATCCCACCTTCCCACTGGAAATTACCCTGTGTTACAACATTAGTGTTGCGTAGATCTTCATTATAGTCTATTTGCTCGTATATTTTACTTAAATTAAACAAAGATTCTTTAGCCTCGTCTCTAAACGCGTGTTTCTCTGTTCTTGGAAACTGTCTATAGTATTCGTTTAAACCGTCTTGGTCGTCATGTAGTCCGTCTACTTCGTTTTCCCAATGTGATATTACACCAATGTCGATGTCTTCATTGTCGATACCTTTGATTGGTTTTTTTGGAGTGTCGAATACAGGTAGTCCATAAGAATCAATGTATCCCTCGTAGTTCCATTCCATAGGTACGAACAAACTATATAATCCTGAGCTAGTCTGACCGTTACGGTTTCTTTTGTTGACGTCCGAAGACTCGTATAGTTTTTTAAAGTTTTCTCCACCTTTGTCTAATGCGTTTGAAGTAGAACCCATCATACATTTACCTACGATTCTTCTACCTAATCTTAACGTTGTCTTCGTGACCCTCCAGTTGTTGAGGATGTTGTCCGGTCTCTCCCATTTACCCGATTCATCGTGGACGAGGAGCTTGAGTTTCTCTCCATCGTACGAGTTGT